TGCTGTTGTAGGATTTGATGCTCCTACAAAAACATTATTTCTCTCACTTAATGGTAGCACAAAGTCAACCACTGTTTTCTCTGGTGATACCTTTATCCGTAATAGCAACTTTCCTTTCATGGTTGAATGGCTTAATGGTGCTGTGGATGAACTTTATTTTTGGAATCGCACTTTAACACAAGCTGAGATAACTCGTTTGTATAATAGTGGATATGGATTGAAATATCCATTCAATAATATAGATGGTGTTCTGAATCTTACATTGAGTTATCTATGGTCGCTGACTAATAGAAACACATACACTATAAATGGCTCTAATGCTACTTATACTTTGATTAAGGGATATACTGATTCAGGTATATGGGATAAACTTAATCTCATTGTAGGCTATACACCAGATAGTCTGAAAGTGGCACTAACGCCAATCAAAACTATTAGGTCAGAATTTTTTGGTAACGACCAAATTGGGGAGTTATTTGACCCCTATCAATCTCTTGTTGGATTTGTTGATAACGATATACAACAAGGTTATTCTGGAGGACTAAAGGGTGTAGCGGCTGCTGCGACAGTGGGTAGTGGTAGTAAGTATTTTCCAGTTAACTCTCCAAATCAAGTGGATGGTGCATCTATTGCTTGGCCAAATATAAATGATGGAGGCTATTCAATACTTGTTAATACAACTAATTTACAACCATTTTCAGGGCATGAGTTTGGTATGCGTGATGATGGAGTATCACCTATTATTGGGGCTGAGTTCATGATGAACAGTTCTAACGATAATAGAATAAGAGCTTACTTTGGTGATAGAGCAGCAGAGTTATCTACTAATTCAACACCGGGATTTTATAGTATCAACAGAGATTCTAGTAGCTCACTTAGTATGTTTTTTGGTAATGACTCAATTCCATTTGGATTGTATGCCTCAACTAACTATGCTGATGTAGCAACAACTTTCAGAAGCTTCCATGTTCTTGGTGGTGGTTACGCTTATCTTGTGGCCGGTGTTGGTGAGTATGTTCCTGCGGCAACTTCTAGTAACCTGATAGGTTATCTTTCTTTGCATACACATTTAACACAGGCGGATGCTAGCAATGAATGGTATTTCTCAACACAGTTTAGACTCAAAGCTAATCCATTTAGTTCTAGTCCTGTTAACACTCAGGTTGTAATAGGTAATAATGCTACAATGAATGGGACTTTAGATTCTCGTATTAGTGCTAGTCCTGCCTATCAATGGAGTAAAAATGGAGTTAATATTGTTGGTGCTACACAAAGTAGTTATACAGTCAACAATGCTGCACTTTCGGATTTTGATAATGCATATCAACTTAATGCAACAGTTAGTGGGGTTGTTTATCATTCTTTACCCGCCCAATTAGCCACAGTTACTACTGCGACAGTAAGTAATTGGGTTAATATGGCGTATCTTAATGGTTCAACATTGGTATCTTCAAACACTATCTGGGGAGTTGACCAATTTTGGAATGGGATGATTACAGATGGGATAGATACAGATATGTATTCTGTGAACTGTTATGTTCCAGATAATCTCATAGCGTGTCTTACTCCTTTAGTGAATATTGGTGGTCCTAATATGTGGGTGAATAATGGACCATTTGTTAGTGCTAATCTCACTGTTAATGGATTGATTAGTGATGGCACAAAATATCTGGATACAGGAATAAAGGATAGCACCACATTTAGTTCGGTAAATGATATTGGGTTTACTATCTATTTCTCAGCAACTCCTAGTGATACTGGACTAACAGGCATAATTACACCAGATGACCAAGGTGGATATATGCTTCAGGCTAATCGTTCAGGAAGTGCTTCATGGTTTGATTATGGTCCAGCTTCAGGTGGTGCAGGTAATCTACACGCTACTTCTCCTGGACCGGGATACTATTGTGGGGTTAGGACAGCATCCAATGCTGAAGCATTCTATTTTGCAAGTAGCGGAAGTGCACATGCTGCATTAGCTACAGGTTCTACTGCACCGACAGAAGCATTAGTGGGTATTAATGTGTATATCTTCAACTGTAATGGATTGAGTGTGCCAACAACCAACAAGAGAATCTCCTACACTTCTATCTCCAAAGGATTAACCAGCACGAAGTCGAGTCATCAATATAGTCGTGTGCAAACTCTTAGAACAACACTTAGTGGAGGGTTTCAATAATGAGCAGAGGACCACGATTTAATTATAGAAGGCGAAAGAACGAGAACTTTAGTTCTAAGCGACGTATACAAGTATGGACTTTATTTGCTGAAGGTTATCCAGCAAAAGAGATATCTGCTATGCTTGGGATTACTCTAAAGACAGTGAGTTATCATAAATGTTGGATTACAAACTATTTCAACATACGAAGGAACGATGCAATGTTCTATCGTCTTGCTGTAGCATTTGGGTTAGTAGATAAACAGAAACCAATACAATGAAAACAAAAGTAACACTAGCAACACTGCTTGCCGGATTAACCACGCTATCAGCACTTTGTGCTGGTGCTCAAACTAAAACCCTGGGACTCTTTTGGGATAATCCCAATCCAGTGAATACTAATGAGGGATTTAATATCTATTCCTCAACTAGTATGAGTATTCCCACTAATCAGTGGCCACTGTTGACTTCGATTCCAAATCCGGTATTGGTTCCCTTCACCAACGTCAATGGTATCAACTACACGAACCATTACTGGTATTTTATGAATGTGGTTCCCGGTAACTATTTCTACACTGTAACACTCACTAATCGATTCTGGAAGTTAGAAAGTTTTTTCTCAGGAGTGGCGGTGGCTCAGGGACCGTCAACAAATCTGGTAATCAACCTGGGATTAACAGTTCCGTAATCAAAAGCGGTCCTCCACAACTACCGAAGGTTATCTATATCTTTAGAACAAATGGGTGATACAGACATATTTGACTACAAGGGAGCTATACGTGATATAGAAAAAACAATAGCTGCTCTACAACCAGCACGAAAAGTTTTGTTGGTAGATGATGATGTGGCTGATGTTACCCTTATTTTAAAGAAGTTAGAAAACTTTAATGTAGAAGTAACAGTTGTTCATACAGGCGAAGAAGCTCAGAATATAATGGCTAAGGTTAAGTTTGACCTTGTAATGTTTGATTTAGTCATGCCTGGAATGGATGGACTAGAGTTGATAATGAAAACAACCGGATTGAACCCTGGAACACGCTTTGCACTAATTACTGGTTATCCATCTAGCCATAAGGTAGATGCGGTTCTTAAACAAGGTGCAGTTATGTTGGCTAAACCACTAGATGACCATGCACTAGAAGTGATAGTTCCTCGTAAGATTAAAGCCGTATGACTGATAGAGACTATATGGAACAACTTGTTAGTGTAATCCATTCAAAGATAGATAAAATTCAGGAGGATTACGCTGAATTACGCATAGCCATTAGTGGGGGAGATATGAGTGGAAAACCAGGGGTATTACAGAATCAAGTAAGGATGATTAATGCTTTATTTGATGAGAAAGAGGGATTGGTTCCCCGGTTAACTGCGATGGAGCGCCGTGAGTTGGAGAGGATGAGTTTTATCCGTGGAGCATACTTCATAGTAGGTGGGGTGGGGTTGATAGTTGGATGGTTATTGAATCATTTCGTTAAATAATATGCCTGATACAACAACAACTACCAGTAGTTTGGGGAAGGTAACATTGAAACTTGCGGTGGTATGGGGAGTGATGTTTTCACTTCAAGCACTTTGCACCTGTATCATAGCCTCATTATCCAACGTGAAGTGGAACACGTTGGAAGCACAGTCTAAATTTTTGATTTTGTTGATGATTTTTGGTAACTGGAGCACCACAATGATGGCGTTTCTATCCAAGACGGTGGCGAGGTTGGAAGCTGGTAAGGAACCTATTCCAATGAACGGCACCGACGTATTTACAAAGGGACCAGATGGAACAGTAACAACCGTAACAACGGGGAAAGGTTAAATAGTATGAGTATCGCATTAATGTTCTGGGTCATAATGATAGTTTGGCTGGTGTTCAGCTTGTATAGTAGCTGGCCACTAACCAAAGCTTCTGGTGGCACATTCTTGGAGTTCGTGTTGTTCGCACTGCTCGGTTGGGCAGTATTCGGTGCAGCAATACATAGGTAAGTAAACAAACGAAAGAAACAAAACAATGATGAAAGACAAAACAAAGGTAATTGTTCTGTGTTCCTTGTTGGCAGTGGTTAGCTTGGTTGGTTGTTCCAACTTCGTAACCAACGCACAGCGAACGGAAGTAACAACTACCCATTTGGTGTATGGTGCGTATGTTGGGTGGACCAACTACTACATCGACGCAACCAACAGATACGCTAGCAAACCTGATCAGTTGACCAAGCTGGAAGAGATGAGGATGGCTATCAAGGAAGCACGTATGAAATATGCGGCTTCTGTTGGTGTGGTGGATAGTTGGCTGACAGCGTATCAGTCCAACACGGTATCTAAGGCGCAGGTTCAATCGGTAGTTGATGCGTCATTAGCCAGTGGGAGTAACATAGTGTGGCTAATCACCTACCTCAAGAGCAACAATCTCCAATAACAATATGCAGACACCGGACCAAATTAAGGAACTTCTCAACACGATTGTGGGAGATATCAACCTCGCAGCGGATTACGCTGGCATTGTTGACCCTCAGTTGATTCCCATCATTGCTATCGGTAAGGCGGTGGATAAGATTATCCCCGGCCTAGCTGCTAACGTGGCGGGCATGATTGAGGGAGTGCCTCTCTCACAAGCTGAATTGGACCAGAAGGCTACTGAGTTGGCTATCTTGGCTAACAAAGAGGGCATCTAACACTTAACTGTGTTGTTACTATTCATCGAGGTTTTGTTACCTTATCTTGATATGGTGCCAGATAGTAGCAACACAGTCTTTTAATTTATGAATAGCGACCCGAATTTCCTGAACCGTTGGTTGGACCGTAATCCCCTGTCCCGGCTCACTAGGACAAGGAAATTCCTAACTATTCCCGCGTTCAATATCCCGGTAACGTGGCATGGTTTCAGTGATATTGTTGGCACCTATAATTTCCAGGCTCCCAATGCTTTTAGTTTCCTCGATACCAGATGGGTTCCTCAGCTAACTAACTACGTGATGTGCATTAGTTTTGCGAACTCATTGAATCCTAACTCTGCCAATGGGGTGATTGGTAGTATTGGGGTTACAAGATATCGATTGAGTCCGTTGGGACAAACAGGGGAGGCTATATTCGGATATATTCCATTGTATAATGGACAGGTTATTAAGAAGAATTTTAGGATTGAGATATGGTCCACTTCACAAGGAAATGCTACCCAGGCCAGTGATTTAACCCCGTTGAACACCTCGGTGTTGGGCAACGTGGATTACCGTTATGGGAGTGACACACTATTAACCACCGCGCAACTAATTAACACGGTGTTCGCAACAGCTAGTGCGGTTATCGCGCCACCTACCCCGGATATCTGGTTCGATGCTAATAGCGGGCTAACCTTTGGAGTGGGTAGTAAGGTAGCTAGTTGGACCGACAAACAAAACCATGTGACCGTGGCCCAAGCTGATGGAACCAAACAACCAACACATAGTGTGGTGGGGTATATACAGTTTTTGGGAACTGCTAATCTAACAGCAGCATTACAGTTTGGAACAGCGGATGCAGTTTGGTTCTTTACGTTGTTGGGTGGTAATGTTGGTGGGGCGAGCAATAATAATATATTTGCTCAGAATGGTTCATTGAATAGTGCCAATCTAAAGATGCGTGCTGCTGGTGCTGCTATGACAGCGGCACTTGATGCTAACACGTTGGACCTTAACTTTGTAGGAACCACCACGGTAGTAGAGATTAACACCTCAACAGGTGCAGTTTGGGTGCACAACGGAACCACTGGGGCTAGCACGTTCGTAGGCACTATCGGGGGCGGTGGATTTATTGATGTCTCTCAGATAACTTTTGGAGATGCAGGGGGCACAGCAGCTAAGGGTTTTGATTTATTTAATATGCTGGCCTATCCTGCAACATTAACCGCACAACAACGAACTACGGTATTACAATTTATGTTAGGTGGCATTCCGCTACCTTTCCAATTCCCTGCTAATTCAGTTCAACCTCTCAACGCTTAATTATATGGCTCAACCTAACCTTCAAGATTTAGTTAAACCTTTTGACCCAACGGGATTTGCCACAATCACCGGGGCAGGGTTGGCACAGTTCGCAGATGGGATAACTCCCTATCAGGATAAGGGACTAGTTGTTATAACCACTGACATTGCCGGTGTGCCACAAGTGCCTGATGCAACTACTACTACCAAGTGGCAGAATTATATCTGGGTTCGCCGCCAAGCTACATCAGTGACCGCGTATGTGTGGAATCCGGCGGGACCCAATGATGCTGTGTATCAGAACTGGGGTAGTATCACGTTGGTTACGTTGGCGGATGATAGTGTTACCAATGCGAAGTTGGCTCCATTATCGGTTACGAACGACAAGATATTCTCAGTGGATTGGAGCAAGATAACTAGTATTGACCCTCTATTAATGAGAAGAGGAGATGCTGCCGGTGGGGACCTAGTAGGAACCTACGCCAATCCTGCTATTGCCGGTAATGCGGTTAATAGTGCCAAGTTACAGAGTGACCCTGCTGATGACACCAAACGAGCAGTTACTACCGACCATATCAAGGATGCCAGTGTTACATCCGCGAAGTTGGCAGCATCCGCGTTAGCCTCGCTGATGCCTATTGGTTCGATTGTTCAGTTCTCAGCCAACACCATCCCGGCTGGATGGATGGAATGTGATGGCAGTGCGATAAGCAGAGCATCATATTCTGCTTTGAATACGTTGTATGCCAATGATGGCTATCTATGGGGTAATGGTAACACCACCACCACTTTCAATATTCCTGACCTTCGTGGTTATTTTCTCCGCGGTCGTTCAGCTAGTAACGCGGTGGACCCTGATGGTCCCAGGGCGTTGGCTAATAATCAAGCCGATGCGTTGAAGAATCACAAGCACTTTGAGTTCGCCAACGCTAGTGTGGATATCGCTAATCCTATCGACGCTGCTAGCCAAGCAGCCAAGCATTCAACTAGTGGAACCTCTGATGCTGGTGAGGCTATCATTACCAAATCAGCTACAGCGGCCACATTGGGGTTGACTTCTGACCCAACAGCAGGTGGGGCTGCTGAAACACGTCCTAAGAACATAGCGATAATCTACATTGTCAAGGTGCTCTAAGAGGTAGTTATGGCCTTAAAATATATTCTGGTTCAGTCTGGTTTAAAGATGGGATTGCAACCTAGCGATCCCGCACAACGTAGTGTCTTGTTGAGGTTCGCTAACGAGGCAATGAATGAGTTGTATGACCAGGCTGATATGGATGGGGTGCTCATGGAACAGTTGTTCCGTGTCAATGGCGACCAGAGCGTGGCACTACCAATGTATGTTGGCCCCATCCGCGCTATGAGGGAATACTCTACTCATGTTCCCTGGCATCTCTATGATATGCGCCCACGATACAACCAACTCAACTGGTTCGATAGATGGAGAAGTTGGAGGCTAAAGGGAGTGGGCGCGTTAAATAATGCGATAACCAACGAAACAGTTATTGCGGTGCAGGTAAAAAAGGTTGAGGACCCGCCCCTGGTGGTTGTAGTTTGCGGTCCCACGGTAGATGCTGAGAACGCAATCGACACGATAACGATGGACGAAACTTTTAAATATGGAACTCAAAACTTTATCGACGTTACCTCCTTTAAGAAGGACAGAGTTAACAATTTTAACCTGGGGCTATTGGATGTTGATGGGAATCTTCTTAGCGTGTTGGCTAACAATATGCTGGAAGCCCGTTATCGGCTTGTTGATGTTAGTCTCTATCCTTGGTCTAATACCGACGTTGGCCCTACTGATCACTTTATGGAGGTCTTGTATAAGAAGGCTCTCCCATGGATGAGTAATGACGATGATGAGTTCCCTGCTAACGGCTATGATAACATTATCGTCAACAAGATGCTTCAGTTATGGAGTGAGGAACAAGGTAAGGGGGATATGGCAGTTGCATTCGATGCTAAAGCAACTAGAAGTTTGGCCCGCAAACATGAGGACCAACATCGTGGTGCTGAGAAGATGGTTGCACTAGTTGAGAACCCACATGATACCTTGTTACCGAGGAACCGTCCCATGGGTCCAAGTAGGTATATGGGCCAGATATATTACTAGATAAATATGGGTGAGTTCAATCAACCTAGTTTTAAGGGTGGCATGAACCTATTGGTGGATGACACCAGAATAGGGCCGGATGAGTATAGGGAAGCTTTCAACGTCCGCAATCGTTTCGATGTGCTGGACCAAGTTTTAACTGCTGAAGAACAAACAGGAGCACCGCAGGGAACTAAGCAAGGGATATTCACTTTTGGTGATTACCTGTTGATGTTTGTATTTGGGGAGGCGTGGTATCAACTTCGGGGAACCCAGGGTTGGACACTGATACAGGGATTTCAAATGAATCCTTTCGCCCAAAGGGTTTATGTTGCTGTAGTTCCTGTTAGCACTACCAACTATGGAAGATTAGCATCTGATAACACGCCTGTCCCCAATAATCCTATCAAGCTATCCAACGTATCGGCGGCACTAGGTAACGCACCCGGAATAGTAGTGCAGGATGGCTCTACTCAACCATATTTTATCTGGGTCGATAACAACGGAATACACACCAAACAGACCCAGACCTATGCTCAGTGGTTTTATGACCCTACAGGAGTAAATGATAGAAGGGAATATGTTCCGATTGGCACATTCATGGAGTGGATGGATGGAGTGCTTTTTATACTGGCTACCGACCAAGCTACTTTATTGCGTAGCGTAACGGGTAGACCGTTGGATTTTGTTATCAACGTGGATAAGGATGGACAGAAAGGTGGGGATGCGTTCACTACGGGTTACAGTGTTGGTGTGGGACAGATAACGTGCTTAAAGGCACTAAGTAGTGGGGGATTATTTGTATCCGCTGCCAATGCTGTTTGTTTTGCAGTAACCTTTAACCGTAATCCGGGTGCTCCTACGTTGTTTGGTGAAGCAACTTTTATTCGACAGTTGTTATTTTCAGCCGGTTGTGTAAGTGATAGGGTGTTTGTGGATATTCTAGGGGACTCCGCATTCGTTGACCCCGAGGGACTAAGAAGTTTCAACGCAGTTCTTCAACTACAGAACGAGGGACGTAATAGTATATTCTCGCTGAAAGTGGCTAAGTTGTTCGATGGGGTGATACAAAAGGCTGAAACCACCGCAGCTATTGTTTTCGATAACTATGCGTTGTTCTCGTTGAACAGCATATATGGGAATATCATTTTGGTGTATGATACCCTTAATAAATGCTTTACTTCCATCGATACTGTAACTGGTGGTAAGGCTATCAAACAGTTTGCGAAGATAGACACCAACGTAACACAGCTATACGCAATAACACAGGATGACAAGTTACTACGTTTGTATTCTGGCACGGAATTTGCTGTATCAACAGTCAGATTGGGCGGGTTGTGTAGCCAGAACCCCAAACAAGAGTTACAGCCCAATGAATTTCGTTGTGTGTTGAATGGTTTTCGGTTGGACAGCACCATAACAGTTAGAGCGTTCGTCAACAATAGAGTAAGTGGCGATCCTATAACCCGTAGATTGAAGTTCAATCCATCAGTTAGACCCTACACTGGCAGTCCTGCTTTTGTGGATGTTGATAGTCAGGTGAATAACGTAACTTTTAACTTTACCGGAGCCAACCAAGGATGGAAGGTTTTCTTTGTTATCAACTGGACAGGTGGTGGGAGTGTTACGAACATCCAATCCACTACTCAGGAACTTACACCAGTTCAACCACTGTTAACCCAGGGGATTAGTTGACCACCAATCACACACTAGCGGATGTTGTTGAGTATATCATGGCTAATCGCCGTGGGAAAGCGTTCTACAAGTGGACACGTAGTGAGATAACTTTAACATTAGCAGAGGCAGTAAATGAAGGAACCTTTCTATACAGTGTGGATGATAGGGGAAATATTAATGGTTGTGTGCATGGAACAAGGTTCGTTAAAGATAATGTATTGTTTGTCCACAACATCCTAACCACTGGGGGCACTGTAGTGTTGATTAATTTCATCAAAAGATTCCGTGAGTTGTTCTTTGGTTATAGGTTAGAGGCTACCCGTAGGGGTAGAACGAAAATCTACAACACCGACAAGTTTGTTAGTAAATTCTTAACACTTAACTAATACGATATATGGGTGGAGCAACACCAAATTATGGTGGTAATGTAGGTTCTGTGATGAATCAGTATCTCCAGAACTTACCACAACTTAGCCAAGTTACATCGGGCGCTCAAAGTGCTGCTGATTTAGCTGCTGCTAGGAGTGCCGCCGCCACACAACCAATTTACAACCAAGCTACTCTGGACGCCTACTCCAGATTTGCTCCTCAGTTATCAGCTATAGGTAGTTCTATTGGTCGTAGTAGTGCGATGGCAGGGGCACAAACTAATGCGGATATTCTAAATGGACCAGGGGCCGCGCTCAGTAAGTCGGCTACTGCGTTAGAACAACAGGCTAATCCTGAGTTTTATTCCACAAGGTCGCTAACTAGTGGAAAGATAGCGGATTTGATGAACAGTATCAACCTTAGTGGGTTGAGTGGTAGCGAACGTGCGGAGGTAGAACGTAGCCTGGGCACCTCACAGACTGCAACGGGTAATTTAGGATTGGATAACGCCACTAATGCAGTTAGCAATGCAATGACTTTTGGCAGTGCGCTACAAACCAAACGTGATGCATTAGCCAGTGCCATTAACACGGCCACTAATTTCCTACCCCAGTCCAAAGCATCTTTTGACCCTGTTAGTTTAGCGTTGACTGGTAATCCTAACACTACAGCGTCGGCTAGTAGTGCAACGGGTCAGTTTAACTCTACACCCTCTTCCAGCAACCAGGCATGGGGGATGGGTAATAACGTATTTGGTGGGTTGAATCAATCGAATATTGTTAATCAGGGGTTACAATTTCAAGGGAGCCGGAATAATTCTCCAATGGGGATAATGAATGACGTTAGCGGGCAAGTTGGTAACGTTTGTTGCTTTATCTTTTTGGAGGTGTTGAATGGTAAGTTACCATGGTGGGTGAGAAAATGCCGGGACCGATACTATAACCACTGCCCCGAGGTTGCCAGGGGTTATAAGAGGATGGCTAAGGTGTTGGTTCCACTTATGCGTTATGTTCCATTGGTTCGTTTCATGGTTAACCGATGGATGGTGCAACCCTTAATGCTATATGGTGGGCATACTTGTAGAGTGAATGGATATCAAGGTTGCAGAGAGTTTAAACCTTATCGCAACTTTTGGTTTTCAGTATGGAAACACCTGGGCACAATCCCATCTGTCAGCGGAAGTTAGTAATCACCAAGATAATCAGAACTATACCGTTAGGAGATGGCCAAACCACCGGACAAATCACTATCTGTATTGATGGACTTTTAGAGTTCAGCCTTACAGAGTTTGAAGAAATCTTATCATTACTCAACTGCACTTACAAAGATTTAAAGGAAAACTTATATGCCACTAGGTAGAAGCGGAATAGGACGTTGGCTGGTGTTGGGATTAGATAAATCCCCAGAAGCTAATCCAGCGGCGGGAGCAAAAGTTTCTGCGACAGATAAAGATGGTAATCCCGTCAAGTGGGTAGATGACCAGGGTAATGATGTTAGTGATGATGCTAAAAAGTTTGGCACCGGGGTAGTTAAACAACCATCTTTCTGGTCGAAAGCAATGGGTTCGCCCTCCGCACAACGAGCGTTGGAGTTGAACACTGAGTATAATGCGCGTCCAGGGGTGGAGAAGCAGGAATATGGTATCCAGAAGGACCAAGCTAAGGATGTTATCAGGAGTGCGATAGCTCTACGGGATGATAAGAAGCCCTCTGAGATAGGTGATGATGAGGTTGAGAAGATATATGGAGCCACCGGAACATCTGCTAAAGGTGGTGGAATATCTCCAGCGGCTTTGAACCTAATACATCGTAGTATAACAGAAGGTAAATTAGGTGTTCCAGAAGTGCAAGGTCAGACTACCGCTGAAGAAGCAAAGAGCGGTTTAGAATCTGCTAGAGCGTTCAATGCTGCTGGTGGTGGACCGGCATCAGGACAAGCGAGGGCTGTAATAGCTAGAGTGGGCGGGAAACAAGCTGAAAGCACAGAGAGAACGTTGGCTGATGAAGAGGCAGCTAGGAAGGCGGAACTAGGCTATGCTAAGTTGAAGGCTGAAAGTGGTATCAAGTTGACTCCTGGGGAAACTGATATCGAGTATCAACGTCAGTTGGGAACACGGCGTAGGATGGGGATGGAACAACAGATATTGGATGAGGACCAGATTAACCATCTGGCGCAGGTTCACAACGTGGACCCCGAACTTGTTAAGAAAGCGGCTATTGACGCTAAAGCTGCTACGGGGAGGGCTGTTAGTGAGAATGAAGTCCACGCCCATCTTTTGAACGCTGAGTTATCTAAAGCGGGGGCTATGGATGATAGCCGGGATATGTTGGCCCAAACTGTTAGGAATCAGGCACGCCAGGGATTGGCAGAGAGTGCTATGCCACCAACAGGGGTGTTAGCTAGTCCTACGTTGTATAGTCCTAATCCCAACTTTAAAGCTGGTGATAGCATTGCGAAAATGTATAAACGCCAGCCGGGACTAAATCCTATGTTCCAGCCTGGTATCATGGCTAAAGTGTTTGGAGCACAAAAGTTGGGTGAGATGATAGGAGGTAGTGGTGGAGGTGGAGTTGCATTACCAGGTGGTGGAATGGTTGACCCTAATGAGTTTGGTAGTGGTGCTCCCGCTGCTAGTGATGCTGCTACGTCGGCGGTTAGAACTCCTACCGTAGCACCTACAGTTGCTAGGCCATCAATGGCGGGTAGAACGTTCTTTGGAACTAATAACGCTCCTGCTATATCTATGGATGAGTCTGCTGATGTTGGTGGTGTTACCCCTAATAGTAATCCTCGGTTGCAGTATCTATTAGGCAAAAAGAGAACTTATACGTTGACTCCCGCAGAAGAAAAGGAACTTGCTGGTTTCCCTGGACAATAGCCTATGCCTACAACACGTAAACTAACTCCAGAAGAGATAGAGTATCTTGATAATCAGGGGATAGACACCTCTAATATCCCCGACAAGGTTAATGTTTACTCCCCCGAAGAGTATCAAGCTATCCAGCAGGATAAAGCTAGTAAAGCGGCGGGTATGTTTAGGGGTGGTGTGTTGCCTACTGTTAAGGCTCACGCTGGTGAGTTAGCGGGAGGTGGATTAGGTGCTACAGGGGGCGCGGTTGCATTGCCAGCGTTGGCTACACTAATTGCGGGTAGTGTATTAGCTCCAGAGATTACGGTTCCACTAACTCTTGCCGGTATGGTAGGCGGTGGTTTCGTGGGTAGTGGAGCAGGTAGAGCGGTTCAAAAGAAGATAGTTGAACCAGCTTTAGGAATGACCCCGGAGCAACAGGAAGCAGAGGACCAAGCTGCTGAAATTGCTAGGAGAAACTATCCTAAGACCGCCATCGCCACTGATGTGGTGGGGGGTATGTTAGCAGGTGGAGGCAGTCCTTCAATAAGGGCACCAATATATGCTGCTAAAGGGTTAGCAGAGGGTCTAGCCAATGAGGGTGTTAGCCTACGAGCTTTACAGGGTTCAACGTCACCTATCTATAAGCACGCTGTCCAGAACGTTATCACCGGCAATGCACTTAACACCGCTATCAACGCGGGAGTCCAGCTTACTACAACAGGGACCGTTGACCCCACTGAGTTAGGAGTTGCTGCCGTAGCTGGTGGGCTGATGTCGAACCCTAATCCCATAGGGCGTTATCTTAACCCCGAGTGGAAACCTATAGGTAAGGCACAGAAGATAACGGGTGGGGTGGAGGATAGTATTACCCCCGATGGTCAATCATTAGCCGATGTTGAAGCTTATAGGAAGTCGGCTAAGAAGATGACAGATGATATCAACGCTCAGAATGAGCGATATCGCAAACAACGAGATGCGATTGCCAAACTGAATGATGAAGCTTACAACCAACAGATACTCGAACAGCAGCAGAAGGATAAGGTAGCGGCTGATTGGCAGAAAACTAATTGGTTGAGTAAGTATGAGGATGGTAGTTCGGTGATACCGGATGCCGCCGTCAAACAGGAGTATGTCCGTAGTAATAAGGTTAATCCCAAATCTGAATCACGCCCCGAACAACAGGCGATGATTAAGCAGCACAATGAGGGACTTGGTAAGGTTCCTATTGACCAGATGAGGCAGGAACTATTCGAGCGGGACTATCCTGTTCGTGACCCACAGGGTTATCAACAATATAAGCAGGAACAAGCACAACAGACACAGGATGCAATACAACGTGCACAGGCTATCCAAGAAGCTCAACGCGCTCAGGAACAACAAGCGCAGATGGAACAGGAGCGTATTGCTCAGAAACAGGCTGATTTTGAGAGAGCACAAGAAGAGGTTAGACAGCAACAGATACAAGAAGCGGAAGCACAGCGCCAGGAACAACAGCGCCAAGAAGAGTTGAGAGGTGGGGCCAAAACCATCACCGAGAACCAAGCCAAGATAATCAACACCCCCAGTATAGC